GTATTGTAATCTTTGGAGATGAATTTACTAAGTTCGCATATGCAACGTTGGCAAATCTTAGATATACGTTATCTTTGATAACAGCAGTATTACTAGAATCACTCACCGACATAATTTCAGAGTATACGTTTGGACCAAATCCATTATAAGTAAAAGAGATTCTTGCGCCAGTTTTTACAATATTGGAGAGAACTGCACCAGAAAGATTCGTAAACTTGATTATGTTATTACTTGGTTTCTCAAATGTTGCATACATTGCAGCATTGGATCCAGTCGTTCCAGTGTAGTAAGATAATGTATGACTGTTCGACACGAATGCTTCTCGATGAACAATAATCTCTTGTGTGTTTGCCTTAATGGTTGTAATTGGTTTGACTTTTGTTCCTGCCGGATGTAGAAGTCTATATAACACAGTTCTGTATGCTTCAAATGATTTTTGTACTTTGAGTTGATATGTAAAACTGTTGAAATCTTCACTCTCCAACACTTGAAACGAAGAAGGGAATCCATCTTCATTTAAATACTGACCATTACTTACAATGATGCCGCCAAGAAACTTTGCAGTTGCTTCTGCGAGACCATTACCGTATGTACGAATACCATTCTTGAATAGATATTCACCCTCTGAATCAACTGTCGTATATGTCGTATCGACATTCATGTAAAGATTTGCAGAGTTACTTCTTGTAACAGTTAATAGTCTATCTGTCTTAGTGTTAGACGTATAGTTATACACTCTCAATAGATATTTGTCATCTGTTCTCGTAGCGCCAGATTGTATCAACTTAATAGAATCTACGTTTGCTTTGAATACGTATGAATTTAGATTGGCACCTTGGAATACAATTTCTCCAGCATTAACAATCTTAGTTCTATCTGCAATATTTGTAACAACTATATCACGAACTTTCAACGACACTTTTGGTTGTGAGATGTAATCTTCGCCATAATTCTCAATTCTAAACGAGATGATCTGTCCAATACCTCTGGCATCCATGATAGGATTAATTTGAGCACCTTCACCAAGTACAGTAGATACGTATAGGTTAGCCCGCACACCGGATACTGTTGCAACATTTAATGTTGGTAATTTATTCTGAATATATCCTAGACCGCCTTTAGGATATTTTGCTCGTAAATTCGTATTTGCATAGTTGTAGTCAACAGCAATAATCGTACCAGACGCATTTACTGTGACTGATGCATTTGCACCAACACCACCACTATAATCATTATTCGTGAAGGTGATGAACTGTCCGTTAGAATAACCTGTACCGCCATCACGAATCTTAATAGGACCAAGAATACCTAAATTGCCTAGAACACCCTTTGTCGTTGTTGAAGATGTTGTATCATATAACGATAATGGTTTGACTGTTGGTAATCTCTTATAACCTCTACCACCAGATTTCATCAATACGCCACCAATTGGATACGTAGAGAAACCAGTAAATGTGAATGCATTCGCAAGAGAACAATTTATTGTAGCACCACTGTTTGCTGCGAATATTGTATAGACTCCAGGACCAATAAGTTGATTACGAACAGTTTGACTTAAATAGTCTTGTGGAATCCACGTTGTGCGAATCAATCCAGCAGGATCAACTGTTACTACGTTTGCAGCTGCACCTTTGCCACCACCACCAGTAATGGAAATAAAAGTATTTGGATCTGCTCTGTAACCATAAGATCCATCAATCATATCAAGTCTATCAAGAGAACCTAGTGTAGTCTCATAGACATATGCATTTGCTGCAATTGGATTTGCAGTATTTGGATTCAGACCGCCGTAGAATACAACTGGATCACCAGGATAACCTGCCGAAGTGCCTAGATAAAGAAGACCACGTTTGTTTGGATTAACTTTAAGTGATGATATTGAACCTAATACTTTTGCACGAAGTAATGTTGCACCAGAAGTTCCCTCTGCAACGACTTTACTATCTTTGAAATAAAGATTCTGATTATTATTATCTACAACACGAATGAATTCACCAGATTGGAAGACTCTTTCGACTGTTGAAATGTACACTTCAATATTATCACCATCACGCCTTGATCTTTCAACTACTGCAAATGATTTCGATGTTTCACCAAACAATCTTAGATTATTAATTGCTAGAAACTGTTCATCGTTCGTATCAATCTTTACACTCTTAGAGACATACCACTTTCCATCTGATGCACGAAGAACTGCTTCTCCTGTTGGAAACAATTCAACATCAGAGTTATAGATTGCTCTAAAGATAAACTTATATGCAGCCGAAGTACCTTTAGTCGAATAGAATTGTTTACCAATTTTAATTAATTTTGCTTTGTCTGTCAAGCATTCTATAGGAAAACTTGGCAGAAAATCATTAAAGAAGTAATCGATGAATCTATTAAAACTTGTTGGATCTTCTGAGAAATCTACATCATTATAATTGAGTAGATTCTGAGAACCATAGACAGCACCTTCAGTGTTCGCAGAATCTTTTATATCACTTTGTTCTGCCCATTCATAGTAAGCTTTAATAAAAGCAATAAAAGTCTGATAATTGTCATCTATGCGAAGGAATTCAGGTAACTGAAAAGGTACCTTGATAGATGGTTTGTTATTGAGATAAGTGGTCATTATCTTTGAATTGCAGTAACAGTTACTTCGACAGATGTTGGATCAAACTCATCGATTGTTAATATTCTATTATAATTTGATGTCAAAATTGTTGATGAAGGTATTGCAGAAACTTTTAGATATCCAAATTCGTTGTTAATCGATGTTGCAAAGAAGTCTTTTAGAGTTACGATACCATCATTATAACTAATCGTACCTGCATTAGAATTAAGAACTTGTGGAATATTCTTATTGTAGTAGAAAGTTTCAAGATTACCAGTTGCAGAATCAAGTGTTGTGATTGCGGATGCTAATTGACCTGTCTTATCTCCAGCAGCAGGTGTTATTGTAACCAGTGCCTGTGAGTAATTTGATCCTGCATTCGTTACAACAATACTGATAACGCGGCCGTTGGCAAGAATCGCATATGCAGTTGCACCATCTCCATCACCATCGATTGTAACTGTTGGTGTTTTTGTATAATTAAAACCTTGATTTATCACATTTATTTCTGTGACACTACCCGTAATTTTACCATTAATTGGTGGAATCTCACGATAGTAAACACTAGTTTTAGTTAAAACAGTAATATCTGGTTCTGTATATAAAGAAGATTGAACCGTAACATCAGAGTAATTACGTTTGAGTGGAAATCCAAACTTTGCTTGATATGTTGCAGTACTATTCAATACTGGATATAGTTTCTTTTCAACTCTAATTTCTGTTTCATTTGTAAGAACTGAAAGATCACAATATTGAATTGCAGTAATTAACTGTGGTAATCTTAGAGTGGAATTAAATGTGTTTAGAGTTGTTGCTGAGAAATTTCTAATCGTGGCAATAACTAATTGTTTTAATTGACCTGGTGTCAATGTTGTCTTCTTTGGATCATACAACACAGTTGTTCTTAGTTTAACGTATGTATAATCTGGATCAACGATAGTCGGCAACACAGTCATTACTGATACTGGTTTAATAACATCAGTAATTAACTTCTGTTTCTGTGACTCAGTTAGTGTGTAACCACCAGATGGTTTGATAGAACAGAAAACTCTACCATAAACTGGAGGATCATTTTCTTCACCGCCCCAAACTGTAACAGATTGGATAGGTAATGCAGTTGAATTTTTCTGAATCAAATACATATAATCTTCTTTAGTGACTGCTCTACCTTGTGCAGAGTATGCTTTAGGTGCAGTATACTTAACAGAATCAATTGTTTCTTTATCTTTACCTTGTGTTGCAGCAGAAACTGCCGATACAGATACATTAGAATATCCACCAACTCTAGACATTATAGAGAAACTATTTGCACCGTAAGAAACAGTACCGTCTGTTGCAATATATGTGATGTTTACAACATTATCATCTTTTAAATTATAACCAAGAATGCCATCGCCGAAATAGATTTGATACTTGCCGTTGAGTCCTTCTTGTAGAAAGTAAACTTTAGTTGATGGACCTAGTGTCAAGTAATCAGATACTTGAGAGTATGTTTCAAATGTTAGATTGGTCGAAGACTCTTGTACATTAACTACAATTGTTGATGTGTCGATTGAAGAATCTGGAATGTCAAAGGTTAACTTTGGATTCGTAGTTTTATTGACTGTGAAACTATATGATGCAGAAGTACCCTGAGCAATACTTATATCTTGGAATGTTGCAGTATTTGCTATTACATTAGTCGTATATGCATCAGTCGTGACAAAAGTGTAGTTAACTGAATCAATTGCTTCAGAGATAAACTGTGTGAATTTAGGCAATGTCAATGATGCATCACTTACTCCATTTACAGTAACTTTTACAGTAGCGCGTGGTGCAGATGCAGAAGATGGCATATAATTCAATAACTTTGCATGAGAGATGACTGAGTTTCTTTGCACTGCCGAATCAAGAAACATCTCATTTGCAACCATATTTAAATAGTATGCATTATATTGTGTATTGTATGCAAGTAAATCAATTAGAACAGATAGTGCAGATGCATCATAGTTATAATCTTTTAACTTGTCTTGTTGTTGTAGAAAAGTCTTAAAACTATCTTTAATTGAATTAAAGTCTAGATTTGTAATCTGTAGCCCAGAATTTGCTGATGCCATTATCGTGTCCGTTCTAAAATTAAGTTGACTGTTGTTGTTTGTACGTTATTACCAATATAGAATTCAATCGTTATTGAATATGCATTGTTGTCTATATCTTCGTCAATAGTAACCTGAACAAGTCTAGCTCTGGGTTCATGATTTGTTATAACCGATTCTATCTCTGTCTTTAATGTCGATGCTGTGATTGGACTGATCGGTTCAAACAATAATTGTTGAATACCAGATCCTAAGTTTGGTTGAAATGGTCTCTCATAATGTTTGGTCAGAAGTAAATATCGGACAGCACGAACCACTGCCATCTCATCATAACTGAGGGCTATATCGTTTCGACCAGGAGTTTTAGTAAAACTAAAATCCAGATCTGAGTATAGTTTTGTTAGTGTGGTTGCCATCTTTTATTTATACTTACCATTGAATTGGTCCAGAACCACCATAGAATCTGTACACTCTATAACCTGGTCTTCCAGATGGAGTGTCATAAGATAGCCCAGGACTGATTGATGAAAGTGCAGTGTATGCTGTAGGATATGCGATTACGACTACACCAGGTCCTCCAGCACCAGCAGTACCACCAGTTCCGTTTCCACCTCCACCACTTCCTGTATATGAAGCACCAGGATTTTGTCCACCACCAGAACCGCCTATACCTGATCCACCCGAACCTTGAGTTCCTGGATCAATCTGACCACCTCCACCACCAGCATAATATATTCCAGGTCCTGCTATGCCTGGTGCAAGACCAGGTCCACCAGGTCCACCATATGTAGTGTTTCCTCCTGTTCCTGCTCCACCAGCTCCTCCACCTCCACCTGATCCGAAGTTTGGATTAGTTATTCCAGGACCTCCAGGATATCCTTGACCACCTATTCCTGGACCACCAGTACCATCATAGTGACCACCACCTCCAGAACCTCCAGGTAAACCTGGACCAGTACCACCTCCATCATTACCAGCACCACCGCCACCGCCAGTTGATGTTATATTATAGAATGTTGATGGATTACCAGGACTACCTCTACCGTTAACACCATTTGATCCACCACCACCACCTCCGACAGTAATACTATATGGAGTACCTGCGGAAACGGATACTGTGGATGTTAGTAATCCACCCGCGCCACCGCCACCGCCTCGACCACCTGCTGCACCGCCACCTCCTGCACCTCCAGCGACAACCATATATTCAACTGAACTTGGTGCTGCTTGAGTTGTTGTTATACTGTTACTCGCAGAACTTGAAGAACTGTTACCGCCAGCATTTGTTGCATACACAGTAAACGTATAAGAAGTTCCAGCAGTCAATCCACTGACACTAATAGTACCAGATCCTGCCTGAGATAGAGTTCCTGTTACACCTCCCGGAGAAGATACTGCCGTGTAAGATGTAATCGTTGAACCACCATTTGACGCAGGAGCAGTAAAGGCAACCGTTGCAGTTGTTTGTCCTGTAGCAGTTGCAGTACCTATAGTTGGTGCATCAGGAACTGTATAAGGTGTTGCAGAATTACTGGCAGAACTGGCAGAACTTGTACCGGCTGCATTTGTTGCAGTTACAGTGAATGTATACGCAGTGCCATTAGTTAATCCCGATACAGTAATTGGACTTGTGGAACTTGTTCCAGTTATACTACCAGGAGAAGATGTTGCAGTATATCCTGTAATAACACTACCACCCGTGCTTGCTGGTGCAGTGAAGGTAACTTGCACAGCTCCATTACCCGATCTTGTTGCAGTACCAACAGTTGGTGCTCCAGGTACTGTGTATGGTGTTGCAGAATTACTAGCAGAACTGGCAGAACTCGTGCCGGCAGCATTCGTTGCAGTTACAGTAAATGTATATGCAGTACCATTAGTTAGACCAGATACAGTAATTGGACTTGTAGATCCTGTTCCTGTGATATTACCTGGAGAAGATGTAACTGTATAACCAGTGATTGTGCTGCCGCCTCCATTAGGATATGAGAACGTGACACTCACTGCTTCACTACCAGATCTTGTTGCAGTACCAATAGTAGGCGATGCGGGTACTGTATACGGAGTAGCTGAGTTACTTGCAGAACTGGCAGCACTTGTGCCTGCATCATTGGTGGCAGTAATAGTGAATGTATATGCCGTACCGTTTGTTAATCCTGTAACTGTAATTGGACTTGTGGTTCCATTTGTTGTTATGTTGCCAGGAGAAGATGTTACTGTATAAGATGTGATAGTGTTACCACCCGTACTTGCCGGTGCAGTAAATGCAACATTAACTGCTCCACTTGCATATCTTGTTGCAGTACCAATAGTTGGTGCACCAGGTACTGTGTATGGTGTTGCAGAGTTACTTGCGGAACTCGCAGAACTTGTTCCAATAGAGTTTGTTGCCGTTACAGTAAATGTATATGCAGTTCCATTAGTCAAACCAGATACAGTAATTGGACTTGTAGATCCAGTCGCCGTTATGTTGCCAGGAGAAGATGTAACCGTATATCCTGTAATTGCACTACGGCCTGTGTTTGATGGTGCAGTAAATGCAACTGAAACTGTTTGACTACCAGATCTTGTTGCAGTACCAATTGTTGGCGCATCGGGTGCAGTAGTTGTTGTTCCGCCGCCAGTATCTACATTTCCAATTCTTTGTTTTAGTTTATTTGTTCCAATTAAATTATTGACTAAGTATTTCTCTGTTTCTCCCATAGTCGAGAATTTCTGTCCAGCATTTACTTCAGCGACAATCGATTTTGATTGATTGAAGAAGTTTACATCCGATGTTTCTTTTCCGGACATATATGCGTTTATCGTATTCAGATTTGTAGCAATCGTCGTAGCTAAACCACCAGAAAGATTACTCTTTCTAAGCATAATCTGTGGATCTACAACATCAGCTTCATAATAAATTGTGTTTGCTATGACGTTTGGATAACTTTTAATTGTTGTATAATAGTCTGTTAGATTATTTGCAGTATAAAGACTACTGAAGTTTCCAATCATCGGTGCATTGTTTGTGACACCATCACTCTGAAAACACACATATGATAAAGTTCTACCAACAGCTATTGCGGTTGAAAGGTGAGGTAATGCTCCAGTATCAGCATTAGGTTCAACCATTCCAGATAATCTATTGGTGTGTGCAATAAAATTATTGGCAGTATTAACTAAATTGTTTGAAGCAGTAGCAACTGATGTTATACCAATGGTACCACTACTATTTGAAAAAACTAGTGTTGAAACATATAAAATTAAATTAGCAGAATTGGCAACTGGATTTTGGTAGTATGCGCCAGTGTCTTCATAGGCAATATCTGAATATTGCCAATCATTTAACAATTTTGGAATAGCATTCATATGCTTAATCGCTGAATCTGAGTATGTTATTGTTTTATTACTCAAATCAGATGGGAAAGATAATCTACCAAAAATACTTGCCATAATTTATTCCTTAAACCATCGATGGAATAGGTGGACCTGTTGGTCCCTTAGGTGATATATGTATATGAGAGTCATAGAGTGTTGTATTAACTATGTCTGTCATCATAACTGCCGACATTGTACCAAAGTTTGCTAATGGTGCATTAACTGATGCAACGGCATTAACAGATATGCCAGCGTTTATCATTCCAATACAATTTATCTGTGATGGAATTGCAACAGGAATTCCAATTGACAATCCACCAGTGACTGAAACAAAACCTAATGGACCTGCACTAACTCCTGCCAACGCATCAATTCTTCCTGATGATGTAATCTTGTCTGCGGTTATCTCTCCATCAACATTTAAATCACCTCTAAGTGAAATAACATCACCGGCAGTTAATTTAAGTGAACCCAATAGAGTTGCACCTGCGCGGATCTCCATGTCATTTTTCGATGTGATATTTGTAACGCCGTTAACCAACTTAGAATAATTACCACCAACTTTTAAATCATAGTTACCTTCAACATATTCAGTCTTATCACCTTTGACATGGATATTAACATCACCCTCAACATTGATATTACATGATCCTTTGACTAAAACATTCTTATCTTGAATTGTAATCTCATAACCATTACCATAAACTTTATGCACTTCTGATCCGTCAGGATGCATTTCAATAAACGTACCAGTTCTATGTTCTATGCGAACTCGTTCTCTATTTGGAGTATCATCTAACTGAATTGAATGACCAGATTCACCATTCCATGTCGCATTGTATGGATACATTGGTGGGAATTCTTCACTCGCAGGTGATTCTGGTTCTGACCATCCATCCCAAAAGTCTGGTTTAGTTGCCATTTATTATCTCACGGTGGTGTTGTGTTAGCCGAATCAAATCCGGCATTCAAACTTACATCTTGATTGACATATGTGTCTGTAATATACACAGATAAATTATCCACATTTGCTGTTGATGGTGAATTAACAATCTCAATTAATGAATTAGGAACATTAGCTGATGAAACTTTATCATTAATTGTTGCTAATGCTGCTTCTGACGCTAAAGCTAAAGCGCCAACAACTCCTGTTACTGTACTTTTAACTTCGTTAACTACCTCACCAACTACTCCACTAACTACTTGAGTTGCAACTCCAGCAATTGCTCCTGAAGCGGCAGTAACTACACCAACAACGGCACCAGGAAGTGCTGCAACTTGTGCTGCAGCATTTTTAATTCCATTAGTAAAATTTAAAAAACATTCTTGAATTAATGCCAAAACTTTAGCAGGTAAAGTTGTAATAAAACTAATAATTTCTTGAATTTGAAATATTAGAGTCTCATACAGTATCGCTGCTGCAATATACTCAGCAACCTCTTTCAACTTTTCATTGATTAGTCTGATGTATTTTTTTGCAACGGATACTGCTGATGATATAACTCCAGACGGATCAAGATTTAATGCTACAATAATTCCTTTAATAGAAAGTCTGAACGCATCAATCGCTTGACCAATCAATGCTCGAATAAGTGCTGCAGCTGCATTTTTACTTTCAGCAATAGATTTTTTTATTAGGGTAACTGGATTATCAATCACTCCTAAATTAAAATCTGTTTGTAGATTTAATGAAAATTTAAAGTCACACGAGTGTGCCAAATCAGCATTAGTTTTTGCAATAACAGTGCCACCCATAAACGATCTGGAAATTGGTGGTGTTGTCTGAGCACCAACTGCACTAAAAAATACACCATCTGGTAAATATGGCATCAGAGTGTTTCTAGTTTCAACTATTGTACTCTGAACTGCATTAATTGCACTAGCTAATGTTTGAGTTGCCACAGTTAAGTTTCCTGAATAGTATCATTGAATTGTGGTGAAAATCCTTTAGATGAATTGAAGTTTACTTTAAGTCCTGGTAAACATCCCATAACGACAGGTGATTGTCCACCCATACCATCAGTAAAGAACCCGATAACCCATTCACCTAAAACTGGTGTTGAAAATATTTTAGTACCACCTGTAACTGGATGCATGGGTAATGCCCAAGGCAAATCATCTGTTGGTATTAGATTCAAATCGTCTGTATGCCATCCAAAAATTCTAACTTTCAATCGTCCTAATTTAAGTGGATCATCTCGTCTTTCAACTACACCCATCCACCATACAAATCCATCATGTCCCATCCTATTACTAAATGTCATTGATTTATCACCTTACTTATTGTGTTGTCATCATATGTTGATGATGCTGCGCCAAACGAATCTTTCGCTGCTTCTACAATTGTTTCGTATTTATTGTTAATACCAATATTATGTCTAACAGATGTAATTATATATGTGCCAGAATGATACTCATCTTTTTCACCAGTATTGTTTCCTGATCCGTCTGGTCCTCTTTGAGATGGTAATATAACTTCAATCTTAGTTCCAATCGTGAGATTTGGATCACCAGATAATAGAATTCTAACTCTTGAATAATTCAATAGTGCAATTTGTGCTGTTCTATTTGGCACCCAAACCTCTGATCTAACATCATTTGCAACACCGTGTTGAACAGATTCATTAACAACAAGAGGTAGTTGTTTATGATTAGTGTTTGTAGTTAAAACTTTAAATACTGCATCATAACTTTCATTTGCTCTTTTGCCTAATC